CAAACGAGTTGGTCAAGTTTTCAGCAAACGAATTGCCTACGGCTGAAGAAACATTTTGACTCCCCATTGCGTCAATGTATCGCTTGGAGACAAACTCCTCAAAGTTGTTGTCCCGGATGGCTTGAAGAACGGGTTTGTATCGCTTCGTCTCGTCTGCAGTCATCACCGACTCGCCACGAGAGAGCCTTGCAGGAATGCTGTCGGATGTGCCGGTGCCAGGGCCGTTAATATCAATTACCCCATCTTTAAATCCTGGAAACTGCTGAGATTGAATGGCGGCAATTTGGGCGGCAAGCGTTGCCGTAATCAAAGCGGCCTGCCAAAACTTGCCCGTTGCAACCGCTTTAACGATACCAGAAGCCGCATTAATAGTGGCCTCCAATGTGGCAACCTGTTTCTCTTGCTCAAACCTTTTCTTCTCAAGTTGAAGCGACTTCATATTGTATTCCTCCTCGCTAATCAACTTTTGGTCAAGTTGTCTTTTCAGCATAATCGCTTCGTTGTTCAAAAGCGTTGACTGAATGTTTGCTACCGAAGAGTACAGGCCGCCAATTTCGTTTATCACTTCTCCGACTTGGTTTAAGTCAAGGCTTGATATGGCTTTCTTTCCTGCTTGCTCAACGCCCGAAAGGGCTTTGGCTAATTGGGCCAAGGCTTCAAAGTCCCCCGTTTGAGACATCGCCTCTTTGATGTCGTTAGCCATTGCCTCAAATTGTTGCTTTACAATGGCCCTTCTCCGTCTGTATGTGTCTAATTGCGTTTTCTCAATAAGGTCATTGGCCTTTTGGATTATATCGGCAATCTTTTCTTGGGCTTTTCGTTGGCCTTCAACAATTTTGTCTTGAGTTTCTTTTTGGTCTTTAGCGTAGTCAAGGTCTATTTTTTTGAGCTTGTTTTTTAGCCCCTCGTTAATAAGGGCTATTTTTTCTGCCTTCAATTCCTCGGAATCGGTGGATATTGTCACCTTAAACTTTTCAAGCTCAGCAACCTCCAAGGCCAACCATTTCTCGGCATTGGCCCTTTCTTGCGTTCCTTCTTTTGTGGTTTCAACAATTTTTTTAGCAGCAACGACAGCTAACTCAAGCCGCTGCTCTGTTTGTTTTCTGTTCTCCTTGTCTAATTTCTCATCAGCCATCTTTCTTGCCTTCTCTAATTCTTTGTCAAGTTTTGCGATTTCTAAATCCCTTTGCCTTGGCCTATCCCTTAACTCAATTTTGGCAAGGTTTTTTTGGGCATCAATGACTTTTACGAGTTGGTTGTAATAGGCCGTGGTTCCTTCGGTGAGGGCTAAGAGTTTTGTGTTCTCAAGGGCTATAAGTTCCTTGGCGGCGGCGATTTCATCCTTTGATGCTTTTTCGGCATCCATAGCCACCTGCGTTTCTTTTTGACCTTTTGATTGAAGCACATTAAGAATATCAGAATAAGCGGCCTGCATAGTCCGTATTCTTTGGTTTTCTTCAGTCGTTGGAAATAGCTTGGTTCTTAACGGCTTCATCTTTTGCTCAAGAGCCTCTAAAGCCTTCATCAACTCATCGCTTGATAGTTGCTCTATGGATTCAGCCGCACCATTAGACACCTCTCTCGCCGTTTTGGACACAAGACCAGAAACACGGTTTAGGAAAGATTGATAATTCAACTCAGCAACCTTTTGAGCCTCTTTTGCGGCTTCTGTCTCCCCGAAGATTGCTGCGCCAATTATGTCTATGCCCTTCCTTATCGTTGGAAGGCTCTTCATCGTTCCAAGAAATCCCTCGCCCTCTGCGTATGGGGTTGTCAATATGTTTTTGACATAATCAACACGCTGACCAAAGGCTGTAAATGCATTGGATATTTCGGTAAGATTTGCCTCGCCTATGGTTCTTTTGAAATCGTTAAAGGCATTTGATGCCCTGTTTAAAGACGCATCAAGCGACCCTGCTTTGCCTGCAAGGGCAGGGGCAAATGTTTCCTCAATGACTTTCGTGAACTCGGGGAGGATTTCGGAAGAAATAATGCCCCCAGACTCCATTAGCTTAATAAACTGCCTGTTTGTCAATTCTTGTTCTGGGTGCAGTCTATTGTAAGCCTTAACCATAAGGTTGGCCGCACCGGGTAATGCTTCCCCAAGCTGCCTTCTTAATTCTTCCGCAGAAACCACGCCTTTGGACAGCATTTGTTCCAAGGCCAAAAATGCCCGTTGAGTTTGCAAAGAACTTGCGCCTGCGGCCCTAAGACCCGCCGAAACCTTCACGAACATCTCTTCGGCCTGGGCGGAGCTGAAGCCAACCGTTTTTGCTGCAATTCCGAATTTTGAAAACCCATCAATCAACGGCTCAAACTCAAGGCCAAGTTTTTGTGCAACCTTGTAAAGCCTATCAAACGCCATTTGCCCACCGGCTCCAGACTCAAATACAAAGGCTAACCTGTTTTGGAGTATCTCCGTTTTTCTCGTTACATCAACAATGGACCTGCCAAATTCTATGACTGACTCAATGGCAAAATATGCAGCCATTCGTGCGGCAACCCTTTTGAGCAAATTATCAAAAATGTCTATTTGATTTTTCGCTGAATTGACCGCATTGCCCATCCTGGTCACATTGTTGGTCGTGTTGTTCAGTTGGGCATTGACCTGGGTGAGGTTCGTGTTCACCTGGGCCAAGACATTGACTGTGGTGTTGAACGAGTTGTTGATGTTGTTAACCGTACTAAGCCCTTGGGCCGAGGCGATGTTGGAAATAGCTCTGGCAGCGGCGGCTGCGGCGGCAGATAGGTCTCTATTTTTAGCGATAAGCTCGTCAAGCTTTCGCTTCATATCGTCTATATTCGCATCGTAACTTACCGATATTTTATCAGCCATTGGTGTCTTGTTTAGCTTTGCGTTGCCTTTCCTCTTGGAAATGCTTGAGCAAAGTTAAGACATCCTCAACGGATGTTTTCATATACTCCTTGTATAGGAATATATCGCCCCTCGCTAAGAAAACGAAGAACTCACGCCAATTTAAGTCGTTGAGGTAGAGTTCCGAGCCGAGATTTCGGATTTCAGGAGTTCCCTCGTCTGCTCCAGCCGGGAGGAGGCCATCTCCCAAAAGATTGTCCAATCTTCTTCTAAATGTTCTATATTGGGAAAGAACTGACTCAGCCCGGCTAAAACGAAAAAATCATACAACTCCTTGCCCTTGTACGCTTCCCTAAACGCCTCCACCTTCTTTTGCTCAAACTCGTTGTTCCACTCGCCTGGGTTTTGGTCTTCACGGATCAACACCGCTCCGGCCAATTCCATCATCACTTCGGGGTGAACGAGCATATCCTTCCTCCTGCGCATCTCCCCGACAAGGAAGCCAATCTGCGCCAGGTTCTTCACGGCGGTGCCATCCACGGCCTTGTTCAAGGCTCCCTCCATATTCTCCAGGAAGACATCCAGCTCTTCCCTTGAAACCATCCGCTGCAACTGAATCACGAGGTCTTGGATCCGTCCCATTCGGTCAATGGGGATGTCAAAGATGTTCTGGTAAATGAAATAGCGATGGCCCTGGCAGGTCAACGCAAACTTCAATCCACGCATCTTGTCGGGCTTGTAGGTATCGTCCCACACCATTTGGGTCAACTCCTTCTTGAAAAGCTTGTAAACGAGTTTGTGTATCACGAGAGTTTAATGAGGATGAAATTGAGGCTTACGCCCACGAGCATCACGACACCCATTTGCAGGAGGTCAAAGCCCATCAGCGGGGCGGTTACAAGGTAGAAGATGCCTCCCCATACCGAAGCCATACAACCCACGCACCCATAAATGGGCTTATGTAGGTTGGGGAACTTATGCGGGGGGATGGTTTTCTTGAACCACTTGCCCACCTTGCCGAGGAGCTGTTCCTCCTCAAGCATAATGGACAGCGATACGGTCATCAGGCTTACAGCCAAAGCCCGTGCCAGCGTGTCAAGAGATGTCATTTCTTCTTCTCAAAGGTCATCCAAAGGACGCTCACCAGAGAGATAGTTGCACCAACGATTTCGGTAACGGACGATTCGTCCAAATAGCCTTTCGCAGCGAGCAAACCGCCAGCAAAGGTCAATGCGTGGCGCAGGAGGGGGAGAATTAGGTTTTTCATGGGATTGGGTTTAGATGGGGTGATGTTGTGCTTTGGCAAAGAAACCCGCAAGGATTCGGGCAATGCAAACACGCAAGGGGCGTGTCGTTCTTTTTTGGTCATCATAGCTTAGGGGTTGATATATTTGAATTGAAAGGAAAAGCAAGATTCTGCGGTTGGGTAAGTCGGAGCGAGGGTCAGCGGTAACTCATCGCCATCCAGGTTAGGCGAGGCACCGCCGGTGTAACTCGCATAAGCCCGTACCTCGTAGGTTCGGCCAATGGCGAAATATGCTTGGAGGTCATCAATCGTGGCGTTGGGGATGGTAATCGCTCCCGACACGGGCGTGGCCATCGTGAAACGGAAGGGGCGGTCAAGGGTCACATCGGTAATCACAACGGCAACAGCGGTGCTTGGCGTGGTATAGCCAATCACAACGCTATCGGCGCAGATGTCAAAGGTGCCAATATCGGGGCAGTCGGTGCATTCAAGACAACTCATCGGCTTGTTTGGGTTTTAAGTTCGGGGACAAAATTGTTGTTAAAGTGGGTGTAACCGCTCTTTTTGAGGTGTTTAAGGTACCATTCGCTCAAGAAGCTGTTGCAAAGATACCGAAAACAGTCGGCAAAGTCGGACTGTTGGGTAATGATGTATCGGTTTCGCTTTATGATGTTGCCAGCGGCATCGCACGCCACCATCTTCATGTCCCTCGCCACGCCGGGGGCCGTCTTCGGGTTTATCTTGATGTCGGGGTGGAATTGGAGAAGGTAATTGCATTGCGCCCGGCTGTTCTCGTGCTTCGGGTTCGGAGCGACCTTGATCTGCCGTTGCGCCAATCCCAGGCCCCTCGCTAATTGCTCGTAGTAGTTGGCATTGTCCCTCTGCGATAAATCGCCCCGCTTGCCCATTGCATCGCCCGTGAGCAGGCAAGAAAACAGGAAGGGGGCGTACTTGGCCTTAATGGTGTCCACCATCTTGGGGATGCTTCCATCAACGACCTGGAACTCGTCAACGATGTGAACGTGGTCTCCTTGGCTATCCGTCCACATCTGAGCCACCAGGCCGCAGAAGGGTTGCAGGTTGAAGTCAAGGGAGATGTAAATGGGAAGGTTCGGGTTGAAGGAAGCGTTGTGGGTTTCGTGCTTCTTGGCCTCGTAAGAGATGAAGAAGGGGTTTTCGGGTTTCTCCTGCACTTCCCAATCGCCCTCCACGAATCGTTTGTACTCGTATTCGGGCATATTGTCCCGAAGGGATTGAAGGTAATCTTCGGGGATGTGGGGGTTGTCGGTAATCTTGGAGGGGATGTACGCCCAGGTGGAGGGAAGGTCGTTCTCCTTCCACTTGTCGTAAATCAACTCCTTCACCCAATTATTGCTTGGGTTGCAAGTGGCCATCACGACAATGGGCGGTCGGCCTTCGCAATTCAGCCACGAACCGGCACGCTCC